ATTTTTAGAGTAATATCAATATGGAAAATAGTGAATTTTCATATCACGCTCCTTGTTTCGAATGTGGCAGCAAAGATAACGTTGCCGTTTATTCAGACTCACACGGCCATTGCTTTGGTTGTGGTCATTATTATCAAACATACGAAAAACAAGAGGTGACTGTGGAAAAAGTAAATAAAGATTTAGTTCAAGGTGAATGTAAACCTTTAATTAAAAGAAAAATAAATAAAGAAACTGTTACCAAGTTTAATTATCAAACTGGTAAACACAACGGTAAGAACGTACAAATTGCAAACTACTACGACAAAAATAATAAATTAGTTGCACAAAAATTACGTTACCCAGACAAATCCTTTCAATGGATTGGTGATAGTAAGAACGCTGTATTGTTTGGACAAAACTTATGGCGTAACGGTGGAAAAACTGTGGTCGTTTTTGAAGGTGAAATAGACAGTATGAGTTTATCTTCTCTTCAAAATAATAAATGGCCCTGTGTTTCTATCAAGACTGGTAGTCAAGGTGCTAAGAAAGATTTGCAACAGCAACTCGAATGGTTAGAAAAATTTGAGTCTGTTGTTTTAATGTTTGACTCTGACACTGCGGGAAAAAACGCAGCTCAAGAATGTTCTAAACTTTTTACACCTGGAAAATGCAAAATTGCAACTCTTCCACTTAAAGACGCTAACGAAATGTTAGTACAAGGTAAGACAAAGGAATTAATTGATTGTATGTGGGGTGCTAAAGCCTACAGACCAGACGGTATAATTTCTGGTGAAGAAATCTATGATACATTAGTTAAAGAAGATACAAACCAAACTATTCCATATCCATTTGAATGTTTAAATACAAAAACAAAAGGAATGAGAACTGGTGAACTGGTTGTAATAACTAGTGGTACGGGACAAGGTAAATCACAATTATGCAGACACATAGGACACCACCTAATTAAACAAGGTGAGAGTGTTGGTTACATTGCATTAGAGGAAAGTGTTAAACGAACTGCACTTGGTATCATGTCAATAGACGTTCAAAAACCATTACACTTAGATAGGAAAATTATAGACGATGACACATTTAAAAATAGTTTTAGTTCAACAGTGGGTAGTGGCTTGTTGTATCTATATGACAGTTTCGGTTCAACCGAGTCTGAAAATCTGTTATCCAAAATTCGTTATCTTGCTAAGGGTCTTGGTGTACGTTGGGTTATTCTTGACCATCTTAGTATTGTCGTTTCTGGATTAGAAACTTACGATGAACGTAAATTAATAGACATCACTATGACTAGACTAAGAAGTTTAGTTGAAGAGACTGGCATTGGTTTAATTTTAGTATCACATTTAAGAAGGCCCGAAGGTAACAAAGGTTACGAGGACGGTGTCCAAACATCTTTGAATGCTTTGCGTGGCTCTCAGGCCATATCGCAGTTAGCAGATTGCGTCATTGGATTGGAACGTGACCAGAATGATGACGAGAATAAAAAATTCACAACAGTACGTGTTCTTAAAAACAGACACGTAGGTGACACGGGCAAGTGTGGAACTTTGTTTTTTAATGAGGACACATCGTGTCTCTTAGAAACAAAGGAAAGAAATGACTTCTGAAATATTAACAAAAAGAAAACAAAGAACTAAACTAACATTATCTTGGTCTCTCACTGCTGAAATACAAACAGCATTGAAATGGGCAAAAGCTAATCCAGATTGTGACGTTGTTTTAGGACTACCTTCTACGCAATACAAAAATGTTGCGGAGACTATCTTAAATCAAATGTCAATCCTAGACGAAGCTGCATGTCGAGTCCAAATAGAACTAACAACATTACATTAATTATGAAATTACCAACAATAAATAAAAAAATATTAAACGCATCGTTTGTGTCTTTATATTGGAAAGATATTTCCGGAACGGCTGAATGGTTAAATTTAAAGGAAGCCGTAAATAGTAAAGTAACAGTATGCATTTCAAATGGGTGGCTTTTAAAAGCTGACAAAGATGTTCATGTCTTAGCTGCGGATGTTAACTTTAATGATAACGGAACTTTAGGTGACGTAGGTAACGTCACAACTATACCAACAGTTAACGTATTAAAAATAAAGAAGATTAAAATATGAATTATGTTTTCGATTTAGAAAGCAATGGATTATATAATGATGTGAGTACCATACACTGTATTGTTTTAAAAGATATAGACACTAATAAAATTATACAAGTTGATGTTAACCAAGCTTTAAAATTATTAAGTGAAGCTGAGTTAATAATAGGACATAACATTATTAAATATGACATTCCTGTTTTAAAAAAATTATATGGATTTGAAACTAAAGCAAAAGTTTTTGATACATTAGTTGCTACACGACTAATTTGGTCTGACTTAACAGACTCAGATATGAAGCGTGTACATACAATAAATTATCCTAGAAGTTTAGTAAACCGACATAGCCTTAAAGCATGGGGCATAAGATTAGGAAATTATAAACAACAAATAGACACGGACTGGTCTGTGTTTACACAAGAAATGTTAGAGTATTGCATTCAAGATGTAGAAGTTACTCACACATTATACCAAAAGATTTTGGGTCAAAAAATTTTCAGCGAATCTTTAGAATTAGAACACGCTGTGGCCCAAATTATAAGTAGGCAAGAAATATATGGTGTGATGTTTGATAAAGAAAAAGCAATAAAGTTATACGCTGAGTTGTCTAGTGAACGAGACACTATTAAACAAGAAATGGAAGAAACTTTTAAGCCTATAACTATTAAAAGAGTTTCTGAAAAGACTGGCAAACCATTAAAAGATAAAGTGGTAGAGTTTAATCCATCTAGTCGTAGACAAATAGCTGACAGATTAAAGACAAAGTATAACTGGAAGCCAGTTGTATTTACTAATGATGGTTTAGCAAAAGTTGATGACACAGTTTTAAACTCATTAGACTTTCCCGAAGCTAAATTACTTGCACGTTATTTTCTTTTAGAAAAACGTATTGGTATGTTAGCGGAAGGTAAACAAGCTTATCTAAAACTAGAAACAAAAGGGAGGCTACATGGAACTGTAAATACTAACAACGCAGTAACAGGTAGGGCCACTCATATGCATCCTAATTTAGGACAAGTACCCGCAGTGAGTGTCCCTTATGGTAGACAGTTTAGAGAATTATTTACTGTACCTAAAAATAAAAGTTTAGTGGGATGTGATGTAAGCGGACTCGAATTACGATTACTTGGCCACTATATAGCAAAGTTTGATAACGGTAGTTATGCTGACGTTGTAGTCAACGGTGACATACATACTGAAAATCAAAAGTTAGCGGGTTTAGATACTCGTGACCAAAGTAAGCGTTTTCTCTATGCATGGCTTTATGGAGCGGGAGTGTCGAAGATAGCAGAAGTAACTGGTAAATCTAACAAGGACGCAGCTCAAGTTAAAAAGCGTTTCTTAAATAGATTACCCGCATTAAGTAAATTAATTAAACAAGTACAATTATCAGCAGAGCGTGGTTATTTATTAGGTCTTGATAAAAGACATATTAAAATTCGTAATGCGTTTAGCGCACTGAACAGTTTGCTTCAAGGAGCCGGAGCCGTAGTGTGTAAAAGATGGTTAATTGAATTTGATAAAGCAATCAAAGATTTTAAAGATGTTCAACAAGTACTTTGGGTACACGATGAAATACAAATTGAATGTCCACAAGATAAAGCAGACGAGATTGGAAAGTTAGCTGTCGAATGTATCGAACGAACTGGCAAACATTTTAATTTAAGAGTGCCTCTAACTGGGGCTTACAAAATCTCAACAAATTGGAGTGGAACACATTAATGCCAAAAGCAAATAAAAAGTTTGACCTGGATTTAAAGTACGGTCAAGAACGAGAACAACAAGTAGCTAACTTATTGATTGCAGACAAATCAAAAGTAGAAGTTAAAACAGAAAGAGACTGGTGGGCCAAGACTGGTAACATTGCAATAGAAATAGAAAGTTGGGGTAAGCCTAGCGGACTTGAAGCAACTGAAGCTGACTATTGGGTACACATATTAGCCCACGGTAAACAAGACTTTTGCAAACTTATATTTAAAGTTTCGCAATTGAAAAAGATAGTAAAGAAATTTTCTAAAAATACAAAAATGGTAGGAGACCATCACGCTTCTAAGTGTGTGCTTATACCGTTGTCAGAACTCTTTACACAAAAAAAATAATCAACAAGGATAGAAATGAAAAGAACAATAATAGTAGACGGGGATATTGTAGTTTATAAAGCTGCAATACAATCCGAAGTAGACACTCATTGGGGTGATGGTTTCTGGACGCTTCATGCCGAAGAGACTCAAGGTAAATATTTAGTTGCCTCAGAAATAGATGATTTAAAAGAAAAACTAAATGCAGACAAAGTAATAGTAACGTTGACTGATAAAAACAATTTTAGAAAAGATGTTTTACCAACGTACAAAGACAATAGAAAACAAAAACGTAAACCTATTTTATTAAGTCCATTACGTAAGTTTTTAATAGATGAATACCAAGCAGTTATTTATCCTAACTTAGAAGCTGATGATGTGATGGGTATACTGGCTACAAAACCATCTAAAGGTGAACGTAAAATAATTTGCTCTATAGATAAAGACCTAAGACAAATTC